CACAGGTGGCCAAACGCTACCAAGAATTACTTCTTGCGAATCGCAAGGAGTGGACCTGCGGTAATCCGCAGGTACTCTGCTGGGAGAAGATCTCCAAGCCGACAAGCGGCGCAATCGACGCTTGAACGTAAAGGAAGTAATTCCTTCACCAACCTCATGGCAGTGCCATAAGTAATCTCGTAAGGTACACCCTTGCGAGTCCCCCGATAACGGGCCAAGTCTTTCAGAATCTGAGAAGACGAACGGCGAGAGCTAAACTCTCCCCGAACTGCATCAACCAAAGTTGATGCAGAAATCACCTCGGCAATCGCCGAGGTTACGCCATGTTGACAAACATCGCCCGAGTCTGGTGGAACCCACCTGACCGTCATAATGAGGCGAATCGCCTCATTCAACCACTTCCCGCCATGCGGGTAATGTACGAGGTCTTTCAAAGCAGGAAGACCCGAAAACACCGAGTTTATAAAAACTTGGTCAGGCTTGGACCGAACGGCCCAAGATGGGTCTGGAATCAACAGACCAGAACCGCCCAAGGAAATCGGGAGGTAAGGATCGAGCCGCAACGATCGGCTCAACCTAAGGAGCTTCGGAAACCGAAGCCGAACAGCGTAGTTAAAGTAGCTACGTTCATTGACATCGCACTTAGATGCCAAATTACTAATCGAGATAGCACTCGATTCCACGGAAGGAAAGAAAGCCTTCGGTGTTGGGACCTCACGTTTAATGAGGACCAATCGCCGGCCACGGTAGTGGCCAACGTATAGACGTTCACAAAAGAACGCCTTGCGAGAGCCAAACATAGTTTTGCTCTCATTGAGGTTGAGGCCGGCAGCGGCCATCAACGCCTGATACTGGGTAATTTCAGTGTCAGTCCAAAAGGCGATAAGATCATCGCCTTTCAGCCGGAAATTTCCGGCTGGATCAACATATTTACATATGCTGTAATGGATGATAGACAATATCGTCCAAGATAGGGGCAAACCCATAAGGATACCCCTAACAATGACGCCATCGGAGCCGATGGCAGTCTCAAGAACGGAATCAGGCCAGATTCCGAGCTGCAACAGAAGTGGTAACACCACTTCATGACGGAGGCCATCTGTGGCCTTCTCCAAATCCGCAGAGAAAAGAACCCTGCGGGTTTTAGACCGTTTACGAAAAACGATCTTCTTAGGGGCATCGTCTAAACACATGCCCGTCTGAGGCCAGCGCTTAAGCACCGGCCAATAAATGCTACGGAGGGCATGACCCTCCGTAACCAACCGCGGGTGAGACTTAGTCACCACACGTGCTTTGAACCCTAATTCGGGAACAACCACCAATGAGCTAGGCTCATCGGGAAGCATCGATATCTCATCGAAGCAAGCATCGGCAATGTTACGAACATTGTCCAACTCCATCATAAACGAGGGAGAAATGACAGGGAGTTTATCCCTGCCAATAAAAGGATCTGAGGGAATCCTCAGATCAGGAACGGTGGGTACGAATCCGTACTCATCGGCGAGACGGTAAAACCGCTCGGAAATAGGAGCCGCACGATCGTACGACTCTTTAAGGTGGCCGGAACGGCCACCCTGTTTTCGCGACTTAAAAACGGTCGCAGACGTGCCGAAGACGTTCGTCGGCATCGAATGGTGCGATGCTGCATCGCGCCTCTCATCTGAGGGAATTACCCTCGGATCTAACTTGGGTAGCGTTACAGCCACCCGGGAAACGGCATAACCAACGCATGCCGCAGCGATCGGGTCAACCCGGATCGGAGTGGTAAAGGCACGATATGCCTTTGCCAAAGACTCCTCACAAACAGAGGAGGTAG